TGTAAGGCTGGCTCTATGCCTGACGATTCGGGATACATTACATAGTGTTGTCCTGCTTCGTACCTCGCCCACTTCTTGGTGGGTTCATCCTCGATGTGGTCCAGAAGGCCCTCTAAGAGCGCTTCTGTAACCCACAAAGGGAGGTTATCTGTGGCTGCAGTGTAATCACCTGACAGCCAAGTACCATTCGGATTGTGAATCCGTCTAATCTCATCCTGCATCTTACGAAAGATTAGGAGCTTCTCATCATCTTTCCGTCCACTCCTTACACCATTGGTGAGGGAGAACTCAGGATAATGACTCAAAGAAGCATGCATAGCCATTTGTAAAGGCTGTAAGCACTTGAGACTAGATTCGCCAACTGTGATGCAGCGGACCTTTGCGGGTTCCGCTAGTGCAACAACTTCCACCACTGGCACCTCTGCCGGTGGTTCTAAAGGAAACTGAAGGTAGCTATGAAGTCCTGGCGAAACACCGGAACTAACATTAGCTAATCCTCCACTCACATTCATAAGAGTAGCGGAAACTTCAGAATCTCTTCGGACCGTCCTAATATCAACAGATCTAATCTGTTGCACCCACTTACCTTGACAATTGTCTCGGTGGTATTTGATACGTTGAGAGAAGGTCTCCAAGACCTCTCTTTTTACGTCAGAATCCGTGAGTGGATTAGGATTAACATCATAATCGAGGGCACTGAAAGGGATGAAGTCCTTTCCGGTGTTTTTCAAGCTCTGTTTCTTTTGATCAAGAGCTGCTCGATCTCTGTATCTTCCCGCTCTAGTGCTTATCCCATCTTTGCTCTGAAGGTAATTTACCTCAGATCCAGAGTGGATCAACTCTAAAGTTAAGGGAAAGATCTTAGACTGTTTTCTATCAGAGAACTTAACCACCATGTATGGTAGGTGAAATCTCCTCCAGATCGCAGCCGGATCCTCACAGAAGCTACGTCCGTTAGTAGTCAGGTTATTACCGAACTGCATATTAGATGTAACTATGATGATTGGGGAAGTAAAGCTCATTCCTTTCTCAGCCAGATCGGCCATAGGTAGGAAATACTGGTTTGTTGATACCAGTTGAGCGAATTCAACGACATCTCGGCGATCGTGGTCTTGACCAAAGTCGTCCAGGATGGTAATGGGCTGGCCATTATAGCCATCCCAGTGTTGAGTTGCACAGGACCTCGAATACGTAAGGTCCTCATCACTTTTACAGTGAGGAAAAAGAGACTGCCGGAGAGTGTCACAAAGTCCACGAATGCGTGTAGACTTGCCACTCCCGGGGGCTCCAAAGAGCCCAATTACCAATGGTTCCATTCGTCCTCTCGGACTTTGGAAGTATGGATCAGAAGTATTTATGAAGGCTCCGGACGACTTCAAGTCGGCCCGGTTACCTCCCTTCTGACGAGAACAGCCAATACAAGCTGTAGACAAGGGTACCTTGGTCTTGGTAGCATCGTAATGCTCCGCCACTAGGGCTCCGAATCTAGAGGAGGCAAAATTCCTCATCTTCTCATATAATTCAGGATCTCTAGGGATCGTCTCCTCCACAGGACGACAGATCCCTGCCTTGTGTTTCTTCAGCCCTTCTTCCAAGAAGGAATCAGGTACTCGGGTCAACAGGCCCTTGGATTGCTGAATAGAGAAGTAGAGTTGAGCAATGTCGTTATTGGAATGACACCTCGACTCTACCCACTGTACCATAAACTTTGGCATAAGTGGGATGGCAGAATCCTCGAATCCCTCAGGAATTTCCTGGTTGGTCTTCGTTGAGAAGCTTCCACAAAGAGAAAGCTTCAGGATTTTAACCATCTTCGACTCTTCGACATTCGGCAAATGCCGTATGAAGTGAGTCCACAAGGTCAACAATGGAAAGGAAGAACTTGTTCTCCTGACCACTACTTTTCCTCTACCGTACGCTACAGCGGAATGCAACGGCTCTTCGCCCTTCAAAAAGGTTAATAGGCCGGTGTAGACCGTCAATGCAGCGCCCCAGGCCTGCCGCAACTTTTCAATGTTACGACAGGCCACAACGCGTCGACCCTTCACGGGGTCAACGACTAGTGACTGAATACATTCACCTGACGCTAAGCGCCGGGTGAGAAGCTCTGACATTCTCGACACAAATTTCGTGTCGCCAAATCGGAGGCTTACGCCCCTTTTTCGGAGTGTCTTCACTTCCTTAGCAGTTAAAGCAAAGCTTTTCTTGACTA